TGCGTTTGCAGTAAAGACAACGCCAATATTTGCGGAGCCAGTGTATGCCTGACCATCGGCAAGAGTAGGTGTACCAATAGTTGGAGCCTGTGGAACTGTAGTTGCAGTGATGCTATTAGAAGCAGCAGAGGCAGAACCTGTACCTACGAAGTTTGTAGCTGTTGCTGTAAAGGTGTAAGCAGTATTAGATTGCAGTCCTGTAACAGTTAAAGGTGAAGATGCACCTGTAGCGGTAAATCCACCAGGGCTAGAGGTTACTGTGTAAGATGTTGCTTCAAAGCCAATAGCGCTAGGAGTAAAAGTAACTACTGCTGCGCCATTATTATACGCTCTAGAAGTTCCTACATCTGTAGCTGTGCCAATCGTTGGAGCGTTAGGTACTTGCCTACGGCTAGAAGCCGTTACTCCAACAATTGACATTAGTTAATTCCTATCACAAAACAGGGGGAATGCTCTGAGCTATTGTCTCAGTAAGCGCTCTTATTGTGAGGCTAAAATTACTCTGGTTCTGCAGGAGTTGCGGCTTTTGCCTGTTCAAAGCTAAGCATCTTCATAACAGTGTACTCAGCAGCGGTCTGTGCCTGAAGGTCCATAAGAATCTCAGAAACAGCACGACGTACCTCAGCAAGGTTTGCTTCGTGTCCTACTTCAATGTTTAAAATGGCTGGGTTTCGCTCAAGAATAACTCCGCCATCTGCGCCGATGAATACAGCAAACCCTGTTAGTGGCTTTGCAGGTGCTTCTTCGTGTGTGTGCTCTGTAGTATCTTCTGACATGTTGTGTTCCTTATCCAATCGGTGATTGAGGCCATACTATATTAGTAGGAAAGCCTTCTTGTTCAGGTATATCTAATAAATCTTGGCGATACTTCGCAATAACTGCTTGTTGTTCAGCGCTGTAAGCGGCCCAACGAAGTGGGTTAGTAAGGATTGTGTCTAGATAGCGAAGTAAAGAGTCTCGCTCATTACGTGCCATCTCTGCCAGGTACTCAGGTGTTGGAGGTGCCGCAGGGACAAACTCTGCAATCTCTCCAGCCTCACCGCTCATAATCTGTGCGTAGACCCATTGACCTGTCTCTGCTACATCGTCTTTATCAGCAATGTAACCAACAGCCTCTGTAACACCGTTTAAAGTTAAATCTACTACGCACTGAAATCGCTGGTCTGAGCCCTCAATTAAACGCTTTACATCTCTTACGTTACTTAGTGGATTGTTTTCCATTGTATTCTCCTATGCTACTCGTACTACAAAAGCCTGGGATAGTCCAGAGCCTCTTGAAACCCATGTGCCCGATAAAGTTGTTCCACCAGATGCTCCAGAGGCAGCACAGGGTTGAAGCACACCCACAGAGTTGTCATACACCGCAACGAATGGATAAACCCCGCTACCGCCACTACTAGCAGCAGGTGAGGCCATTAGCGATGGTCCAGTGTAGTACCTTCCCCAGCCATCTAATGGTATAGGACTAGTCCTACTGTTGTATTGTTTTGTGTCAATAAGTAGGTACGTGCCAATAGCATAATTAGTAGCGTTGTGAGCAGTGTTGCCATCTAAGATTCTCCAGTTTGCTGACTGTTGCTTAGTTCCATCGTTATAGGTGATGAAGTTACCGTCCACTGTCATACTCATGCGACTCTCCTAAACACCTGATAGAAGTACTGCTCATCAATATAGTCGGCATCGCCCGTCCAACCAGAAGCTCTCCAAACACCAGGGATAGCTGTGTAGTTAGTATTAGTTTGCGGGAAGTTAACAACGCTAGACACCGATGTAATAAATCCTGTAACCCCATAGTTGTTATAGGGGCCGCCGCCTTGAGAGTATTGCCAGTACCAAGTAGGCCAAGGAACTAAATATCCAGCGGTTCCATTTACAGCCACATTGTCGTTAACATAAGACTGGGGTGTTTTTGGGTTTACCTGCATAGTCATAACAAAAGCACCCACCGCATAACCAATAGAGTAATTACCGCCAATAGCTGCAGCTGTAGGGCGTGAGGTATACGCTGAACCATTATTTGCGGTTAAAGTTGTTCCAGATAAAGTAAATGCCATTATGCAACACGCTCCATTAAGACAAAATAACCAACCGTTTGGTTAATGCCCGCTCCACAGGCCATGCCTCTGGCTTTCCATGAACCAGCTAAGTTACCATTCCCTAAAGCAAAGTAAGATTGGCTTCCGTGGCGAGAATCGTTAGCGGGAAACGCTGTGTTTACTGCAGGCGTGAGGGCGGTGTAATTAGGGTATGTGAATCGCCCTGTATACCAAGCTTGATTAACCATGTTTAAAGCCCAAACATACGACCCACCTGTTGTAAATCCAGCTTGATTTGCACTAAAAATAGTGTTAGCTAAAATAATGTGTCCAACGTTGTAGCTTTGGGATGCTCTATCAGTATTAGTATCTGGAGTTAAAGTTCCATTAGCTCCACCCCAAGTAGAGCCATCAGTAAAGGTAACAGTTGTTCCCGATATAGTAGTCGCCATGTGTTAGCCCTTAAGTTCTTCTACTTGCTCCTTGAGAGCAGCAATCTCTGCTGATTGTTCTTTAACTGCCTCAATAAGAAGAGCAACCATATTCTGGTATGACACAGACAACATTCCGTCATTTTCATTTTCAGATACAAGTTCAGGCGCAACCTTAATAACCTCTTGGGCAATAACACCCATCTCACGCTCTGCTCGCCCTTCCTTAAGGTAGGTATATCCGTTAAGAGCGTTTACCTTTGTTAGGGCGTTATCAATCTTTACTATGTCTTTCTTTAAACGCTCATCAGATGCGATTGTTATGTATCCAGTGAAGTTAACCTGACCAGATGTACCGCCTGTTATGCTGAGAGCACCTGCTGTGTCATTGCGTATACCGCCACGAGCTGAAATAACTGGTTCAGTGTATAGAGATGCCCCACCTGAAACGTAAATTCCATTTTGAAACGTTACATAGCTGGACGCAGATATAACTGGGTTAGCTGCTCCAAAAGTGAGGTTTCCAGAAGTGATGCCAAGGTTATTTGCAGCAATAGTTGTTCCACCACTAAAACTTTGACCATTAGCAGAACTTAGGACACCCGTTGTTGTGTTAATAGTAAGTGGTCTTAGTGCGTTCCAGCTAGCTGTTGCTGGGGCTGTGTTTGAATCAGCTAAAAGTACGTAGTAATCAGAGCCGTCATTTCTAAGTAGAACTGTTTTTCCTGCAGTTCCGTTAGCTGCAGGGTGAAGGTGAATCTGGTCTCCAGCCCTTCCAACAGTTAAAACACCGCTCATAATTCCACCAGCTAGTGGTACGGCATAAGTGCTGTAGTTAGAGGTAGTTAAACCGTTAGTAGCAGTAGCAGCGTTTCCATCAATGCTAATTCCTGTAAGAGTTTGAGAGGCAGAGGCACGGTTATTAGCAATTGAAGTTGTGCCAACGTAAAAAGAGTTACCGACAAGGTCAACAGTTCCTGTAGCTGCTGGAAGAGTAATTGTAGTTGTACCCGCTGCAGCTGATGCTTGAACAGTAGTAGTACCAGAGGTAGAGCCTGGGAATGCCACGCTTGTAATTCCAGTAAGAGCAAGGTTTGCGGTTGTTCGGTTTAGCGCTACTGCAGTAGTTCCAACGTAGACAGTAGAGTTACCTAGGATAGTTGAAGATAGGGTTCCACCAGTTAGGTTAGATGCGGTAAGAGTTGCCCAAGAAGATGTTGTTCCATCTGTGGTTAGGAACTTACCATTGTTACCTGTCTGAGTTGGAAGAGCGTTTAGAGTTACCCAAGAGGCGGCAGTTCCATCTGTAGTTAGGTACTTGCCGTTGTTTCCAGTCTGGGTTGGAAGGCTGACAGGAGCTGCAGCCCACTTAACTCCGCTTGCTTGAGCGCTGTCTGCAGTTAAAAGCCATCCGTCTGTTCCAACGGTGAGGTTAGTAAAGGCAGAGGTAGAAGTTCCTACAAAGATTCCGCCCTTAGTTGTAGCGCTAAGACCTGTTCCACCGTTAGCGATAGTTAAGTCGTTTGTAAGGGTTAGCCCTGTTGCAGAAATAGCCCCTGTAAAGGTAGCGCCTGACAAAGCAGCGTAGGAAGTAGAGACTTGAGATGCAGTAATCTTGCCGTCAAGTTGAGTCTGGATATTTCCAGTCAACCCATCTAGGTATTGAATCTCTGCATTAGAGACTGCGCCAATAGAAGCAGAAGGAAAAGTAGCAGTACCCAAAACGGTAAGGCCACTGTAGAGGACAGTGTTGCCCTCTACGTTAAGCGAACTTACAAGAAGAGGCTCACCGTAAATATGGTTTAGCTTATTTAAAGCCACCGTGAGGCCTCCTTATGCTTGGGCTTCAGTCCAGGATAGACGTCCGTTAACACTTGATGTAGTCACGTTTGCTGCGCTGAGGTTACGTACGCAGATGGTTACGATATCTGGACCATCAGGGAAAATGTTACTTCCGTCAGTTGAGGTAACGTTTGTCGTTCCTCCGCCAAGGATAGATGTTCCAAGTTCACGTACGCGGGACAGGTCCTGCGCAACCACAGATGCTTCGTTAGTAACTGTGCTTACGAAGTAGGAGAAGATTGATTCTCCACCAGTAATGATTGTGCTAGCTGCGTGGTAGCAAACCTGTGAAAGGCTTGAGCCTCCAACGTTTACCCAGTTGTTATTGGTAACTGTGTTTACCTTACCGTTCAAGATAACTTCAATAAGGTAGATACCTGGGCTAGCAGCTCCAGAAGCTACGGACTGTGCAAGTACGTCCATCTGCTTAAGCGTTAGCTGCATACGGTTAATAAGTTCGCGTTGTCCAAGAACACCTACAACACCATTGTCTACAGATGGGGCAAGACGAAGGCTGAGAAGTCCATATCGGTTAGTTGTGCTACCGCGAGGGACCACAACTGACGATGCCATACCTGTCTGGAATACGAATGACTTATCTTCGTCAAATCTTCCGTCCATAATTACAGAAGAACCCCAGTGGCTAGTTCCTGTTGCTACGTGGCGTGAGTAGAGGCGAACTGCAATTGGTGCAGTTGCTGAGTAAGTGAATGTTGTCGCAACAGTTCCGCCACCTGTAGCACCTGTATTTGGGTTGATAACTACGTTAGTAAGTCCACGAGTCAAACCTGTAAAGCTTGTAGCAGTCTTTCCTGTGTATGACATATATTCAATTGCTTGGTTTGAAACACCTGCTTGAGCAACAAATAACGTTCCTGAAGAAGGGAAAGCGGCTGTGCTAGCAACTGACATAGAAGCTCCGCCAGAGGCAAGAGTTGCTGTCAATGTAGTACGTGGAGTTTCATTAGATGCCTCATAACGAGCAGGCAAGTTACCTGAGCGGATATACGCAGCTGTCTTAGCGTTAGCGTGAGTCATACGGTGAACGTAAATGATTTCGCCACGTTCGTTCTTAATACCAAAGCGGATTGCTCCAGCTCCGTACCATGCATAGTCAATGTAGAACATCTGCATCTTGGATAGGTCTAGAGTTACTCCAGATGGACCTGTTCCATCTACCTTGTCAAGGTTGAATGAAGACTGTGGTACACGGAACTCTATTACCTTGCTTACTACGCCACCGCCTGCAATTGAAGCTCCACGGTACTCTGGGAAGACATACATCTGTGTGTCGCTAACAATAGACTCAACATTGTATGTAGTTCCGCGAATAACGATGTCATCGCCAGGAGATAGCTGTGTAGAGAAAGCTGTGTTTGTACCTGTAATGGTTTGAGAGTTTTGAGTGGTTGATATCTCTCCAGAAATCTGCTCTGTAGCATCTCGGCGCACAACGTTGAAGTTCTGCCCATCGTACTCAAAGAAGAATCCGTTCTGGTCATCAAACATACCGATACGAACTTGAGCACCGTACCAGTTTGTAGGCGCAATATTAATAGGCCATCCTGGTGCAGGAGTTGTTGCAGGAACAGAGCTAGCTGTGTATGTAAATGAAAGAGGTGTTGGAACAGAGTCTACTGTCCAAGTTCCGTTGTACGCAGCATCGGTTGAACCTGACACTAGAATCTGAGCGCCAACTCCAAGGAAGTGCTCGTAGTGAGTGTTAACAGTTACCACGTTAGAAGAAGAAGTAATTCTGTCTACAGCAAACACTGGCTTCATCATTGAGCCTGTTGAGAACTGGATTCCCTTACCTGACTGATAGCGGAAGTACTTACGTGTTTGACGAACAACCCGTGAGCCAGGAGCAGATACACCTGTGCTGAACTTCACTCCACCATCAAAAGCGCGGTGAATAGATTGAGAACCAGCACGAGGAGTAAGTGAGGTTGTTAGCGCTGTAATTGCACCTGATGGTGCGTCAACAACTGAAAAAGTAAAGGTGTTTGTTGTTGGAGTTGTTGCAACTTCCCAAGCACCATTAGGTGGGTTAGATGTAGCTGCTGTGGTTCCCTTTACGTAGATAAGGTCACCAACAACAAGGCCGTGAGCGTTTACTGTTGTAGCAGTAACTGTTGTTCCAGAGGCTACGAATGCTGCTCCTGCTGTAGCTGATACAGGGATAGGAGAAGCTGTGTAGTCAAACGCCTTGTAAATGAACGTCTTTGTAGCATCCAAAATAGAGCCGTTTGTAAGAATTGTGTGACGTGCATAGTAAGTAAAGGTATCGTTAGAAACTGTTGTTGTAGAAACAGCTTTTACCATGAACCAACCGTTAGCATAAGGGTCATTGCTGTCTTGGATGAAGAACTTATCTCCCGCTACAAGACCGTGAGCTGATGAGGTAACTACTGTCACTAAGCGAGAAGAGCCTGTTCCAGTCATTGCTGTAATGGTACGAGCACCGCCTGAAGGCTGAGCAACAGGGTCTTGAATATCGTAGTACTGGCAAGGCTTGTTGTTTACAAGAGAAAGAACTTCCCACTTAGTAGGCTGAGTTCCATACTCAAAGTCTGTATCAATTAGAGACTGAGGGTCTGATGTGCGAAGCTTTTGTACGGCGTCAAAAAGTTGTTCTTCTGGCATAAAGCGCTCTGCGTATTCGTCAACTGTAAATTGAAGCTTGTCGCTTGCGCTCATTGCTGCAGTGTTGTAGTTCAACACAACTGTTGTTAACTCAGAGTTGTCTGAGTTGATTACAGCGGTGTAAGAAGTTGCCTTTAGGCTAGGGTCAGAAAAGTTATAGATGACCTGGTTAGTGGTCACGTTGGTGATGAGGATAAGGCGTTCTCTTGGGATGTGACGAGGAACTGTAACTGTACGTGTTGAAGGTACGAAGGTATACGCAGTTTCCCACAAGATTTTTCTAGCCATTACTTAACCCTTTTCTAGGCATACTTAGCCTCCTAATAATATATCCACTGGTTTGAATGGATACGCTTTTCCAATAGTATTTACGTTTGGTCCTAGCATTACTCTACCGTCAAAAGTAGAACCTGCAGGTGGAACTTCCGTAAATGCTATCCAACCATCACTGTCCAGTATGAATCCGTCTAAGGGTAACATGGACTGCCACACATAATCAGGATAACTAGGGGTTTGTACTGTTCCGTTTAGGTTAATCATTAACCTCAAAGGGTTGTACAAATCAACTTTTGTTCCTTGATGCCTTGGCTCAAATCTGCTGGTAATACCGTCAAATGTGTACCGCAGGTCATCTAGAGGGATGATATCTGGTAGGTATGGAAGGCTAGCAAAAATTAAATCATCAACGTACTTCTTGCTGGTTGCATCAGCATTAGCGGTAGGCACGAGAGGCACACTTACGTGACCTGTAAAGGTTGGGTTTGCAGTACGTGCGATAGCGGTAGAGATATACGGCTCAGCGATTGGGGTTGCTGCCCAAGTACCAATAGTTACATAACCTAAAGTAGCAATATTGAGAGGTACACCTGAGTACTGAGCAAGGTTAATAACGTCAGTTCCAACCTTGATTGCACCGCTAGTTACTGTAGAAGTACCAGAGTTAGAGATAATCCAAGAAGAGTTAGCAAGGTAAGTACCTGAAGTAACAAATATGTAGTTACCTGGCTTAATTGTTCCAGCAAGCAGGTTACCGTTAAAGTCTGTAGCACGAGTAAGAATCCAAGGAGAGTCTCCATCTCCTGGGTCAGTAGTAACGTAGATACCGTTCTGCTTTGCATCTGTCTGGTCTTTAACAAGGACGCGTTGGTTTACTGTTACGCCTACTCCGTCAAGAATCAATGCCCCGTTTACTGCCGCTGTAAGAAGCGCTCCCACACCAAGACCGCCTGTTGAGTCAGAGGTTCCTGCGGTGTAAGTAGCGTTTAAGTTTGCAGTAGTTGTGTAAATAACTTGGTTCTTAATAGTAAGACCAGAGGCAATGTTATCTACGTACTCTTTGTTGGCAGCTTGAGTTCCAAGAGTTGGATATGGAACAACAATGGTTGAGTTGAATGTTGTTGGCAAGTTCACACTGAAAGAACCTGTAGCACCGCTTGTTGTAGAGCCAACAACTACGTTAGTTATAGAACCAAACGCTCCACCAGTACCTAGGTTTACAGTCTTTGTTAAACCACTTGCAGTAGTGTTACCTGAGTATGTGTGAGTTACAGCTCCAGTAGGAGTACCACCAACAGTTAAGGTAGTAGCAGCTCCTGCAAAACTTACAGTTGTTGCTCCAGTGTTGTAGAGGTTAACGTAGGTTAAATTACCTTTAACAGTAGGTGCATTTAAGGTTGTTATAGAGGTAGAGTCGTTTGAGCCAATACCAAGAGTAGTAGCGGCTCCAGCAAAGTTAATAGTTGTTGCAACGCTGTTTAACAAGTTAAACGAAGATGTTCCAGCAATAACAGAAGTATTAAGAGTAGGAGAGGTTGCTGCCGCATAAGAGTTAGTGTCAATAGCGTAGGTGTTGACACCAGTGCGCTTTACAAACCCAGTACCAGTTAATCCAGCAAGAGCAGTTAATTCGTTGCTTGCAGCTTGAAATGCGTGTGTGTGGTCGGTGTTAGACTTTCCACCTAATTGAGTCTGGATAGAAGAAGTAACTCCAGTTACATAGTTAAGCTGAGTCGTAGTAACTGTTGCACCAGCAAGCTTGTTCAATTCTGCAGTAGTAGCTGTCAACCCTGTTAACTTATTGATTTCTGTAGATGTAGCGGTAACAACTACTGTGTCATTGATGTAAGGGTTTGTTAAAGTCTTATTAGTAAGTGTTTGAGTGCCAGTGAGTGTTGCTACTGCTGAGCTAACAGTAAGAGTGTATGTTCCAGCTGAGTCGTTGTATGTACCTGTTATGCCTGTACTAGCAACAAGGGTGTTGTTTATCTCATCCTGTACACGCTCTTGAGTGTAGTAAAGGTTTGTCCCTTCGGGCACTGTTGAGCTAGTAAGAGCGGTGAATTTACCGTCAGTGTAAGTGTTAGCGCTAGAAAGAGTAGTTGAGTCCCCGCTAATACGAAGGGAAGCTTCAGCAGCAATCGCAGTGGTGCGGTTAGTAGATTCAGTAGAAATGGCTGAGGCAATTGCAGTCCCACGGTTGGTAGTTTCAACCCCAATAGCAGCGTTTCTATCTGTAACCTCTGTTGCAATCTTAGTGTCTGTGTAAGCCTGGTCGGTAACAGATGCTGAAGAAATAGCGTTATTGCGATTAGTTACCTCAGTGCCAATAGCTGTGCTGATAGCTGCGTCGCGAGCAGTAATCTCTGTGTTAATTGCGCTTGTGATTGCTGTACCACGGTTAGTAGTTTCAACGCCAATAGCCGTATTACGAGCAGCAATCTCAGCAGTTTCTCTTGCGTCTGTGTAAGTCTGCGCAATACCAACAGCTTCGTTCTTAGCATTAGCGATGTTTACGTTACGGTCAAGAACTTCTTGCGCAATCTTTGTGTCTGTGTAAGCAAGAGCTGCTGTATGGTTTGCAGCGTCTATGCCAAGTGCATAACCAACACCGCCGTTAATAGAGTCGTAGATGTCTTGTGGAAGAAGCCCAACTTTTACCCAAGCAGTTCCATCATCTAAGTAAAGATGTCCAAGATTTCCAATAAGACTGTAAGTATCTGTTACTACATACACACGACCAGCACTACCTGCAGCTGGACGAGTTGCAAGAGTCCCGTACAAAACAGTTGTGCTAGAGCCTCCAGCAGCAACCCAAGCAGAACCTGTATAACTATAGAGAGTTGAATTAGTCGTGTTAAAGTAAACGTCACCAGCACGAAGCGTAGGTATTGTTGGCGCGGTTGCTGACGCCAGTACGTTTAACGGAACAAGGCTTTTTCTGCTCATGTGTTACCCGTGAACTACTGCGCGATACTGTCCTGCGGTAGGGGCTACTGAGAATAGAAGAGTAACTGTGTCTGCTGTAGTGTGCTGGATATCGCACTCAACTTCATCGTAAGTAGAGGCAGAAGCATATACACCAACAGTTACGTCGCGAGTGTTTAAGTTGTGAGTAACAGTTATTGAAGTAGCTGTTCCATCACCAATAGCCACTGCGTATTTGCGGACAACTACTGCAGTATCAATTGCAACGTCATTAGCATTAGCAACAATGCCTAAGCCTCCAACAACATCAA